CAGCTATATCGTCCCGCGGTACAAGACGCTCGTCGGCATTCCGCAGGCATTCAGCCCGCACACCGTCAACGCCCTTCCCGATGGGCGGATGATCCAATCTCTGGCCCGCATCATCCTTGAGCAGGGTGAAAAGGCCATCGATCCTCCCATGCTGGCCCGTGGTGAATCGTTCCGTGATCCGGTCAACGTCTATGCCGGTGGCATGACCTTCGTTGATATCGAAGCGGACCAGGCCATTCGAGACGTGTTCCAGACGATCGAGACTGGCAGTCTGAGCGCTGGCATGGAGATGAAGGCAGACGTTCGCGAATTGATCGCCGAGGCATTCCTGCTCAACAAACTGTTCCTTCCCGACACAAGGGAAATGACGGCCTTTGAGACCAACGCGAGGCTTGCTGAGTTCCGCCGTGCAGCGCTTCCGTTCTTCGGCCCGATCGAGAGTGAATACCACCTGCCTCTCCTCGATGCGGCGTTCTCTATCGCGATCAACAACCGCGTGTTCGACTTCGCAGAGGCGCCTGATCTCCTCAAGGATTACCTCCAGCGTCCTGACGGCACGGCAAACGGAGAGCTGACGTTCAACTTCGAAAGCCCGCTCAGCTCGACAGAGGGCAGAGCAAAGGTCGCGGCATTCCAGGAGACGGTTCAGATCCTCGCGGCTGCCCAGACCTATGATGAAACCGCTCCGGCTGAATACGACTTCAAGAAGATGACGGACGACGCAGTCCGCGGAACGGGCGCGCCGGCCGATTGGAAGAAGTCGAAGGAAGACGCTGAAGCCGCGACCAATCAGCAGGCAGAGGTATCAAGCCTCCTGCAGACCGCAGCGGCTCTCCGTGAAGGGGCAGGCGTTGCCAAAGAAGTCGGGGACGCTACCCAAAGCCTGCAGGCTGCTGGAGTGCCAATAGTCTAGTGCGGTTCTGCTTCTGATTTTGCGGAGATCAGTCCTTTAGACATATCAAAGATGTGCCACCACTGGACACATGCAATCTCAGAGAATGGCCTGTCGGTGAACGTTCTATCTTCCATAGGCGAGCCGTAGCCAGCGAACACTAAGTCCTTGATGAAATCCTCCATGCCGCCTCCGGCATAATAGATTTCTCCACCGAAAAGCAGAAAGTTTTTCATGTAGTTGCCTCATCTAATCCGAGGCTGAATTCTATCACACTATAGAGAGGCAAGCTACGGCAGCAGGGAATGCGCTGGCTTGATTACCAATCATGAAACCCCCGCAGATTACACCCTATGACCGCTCTGTCCTGATGGCGGTGCGGGCGCTCTTCGATGGAAAAGCCAATGAAGGGCAGCAGAAGCGGGCCATGGAATGGATCTGCATGAACCTCTGCCACATCGGAATGCTTTCGTTCGAAGCGGAAAGCGAACGGGCAAGCTCATTCAACGAGGGCATGCGGTTCGTCGGTCTCCAGCTTGCGAAGATGCGCGAGCCCGAAGCTCTGAAGCTCTTGGAAGCTTGGGAGAGAACACCTGAGAAGAAACCAGTCACGAGGCGAGAAACATGACTGATGCAAATGCAGCGGCGGCTGTCGATACCGCCACGACTGATGTTGTCGATCCCAATGCGGCCGGCAACGCGAATGACAACGCCAACACCGTCGATACGACAGACACGACGGTGGATACCGTAGACAAGCCGGCGTCCACCTCTGCGGCGGCTGACGCTACCCCCAAGGACGACAAGCCAGCCGCCCTCCCGGACAACTGGCGTGAGCTTGGCCTTGATGCGGCAGGCTTCACCAAGGAACAGCGCGACCGGGCTGAAAAGCTCGTAGGCCGTTATGGTTCGCTCGGCGGCGTCCTCAAGGCGCTGGTCGAGAAAGACGACATGATCCGCTCTGGCAAGATCAAGCGCGATATGCCGGATGCGAAGGACGAAAAGGCCCTGGCGGAATGGCGGAAAGAGCAGGGCATTCCTGACGACCCGACCGGCTACAAGCTTTCGGATGACATCACCAAGCGCCTTGTCGATGATGACAAGCCAGTCCTGGCAAATTTCACCGAGTTTGCGCACAAGAACAACCTGCCGCCTGCCGCGGTAGACGTCGCCGTTCAATGGTACGTCGAGACACAGGAGCGCGCCGCGGAGGAGCAGGCTTCCCAGGATCAGGAGGCATCGTCCAAGACGGAGGAAGCGCTTCGGGATGCGTGGTCCCGCGACGAATACAAGGGGAACCTGAACCTGGCCGTCCGCTTCCTGGAGGATTCCCCTCTCGGCAAATCATGGGCTGAGGCTCGCTTGCCTGACGGTCGCCGGCTTGGCGATGTCCCCGAGTTCACGATCTGGGCTTCGGACCAGGGCCGGGAGAAGTTCGGGGACACGGTGTTTGCCTCTTCCGACAGCGAAGCCAAGCACAACAACCGGAAGACCGAGATCGAAAACATCATGAAGACCGACATGACGCGCTATTGGCGCGAAGGTCTCGACAAGGAATACGCGGCCATCCAGGAAAAGGAAGCGGCCCGCAAGAGATAACCGGTTCGCCGGTTCTGTACTGCTCGCAAGAAGGCCACCCCGTTCAATCGGCCCCTTCGACCGAGAACATTCCCTCCAAGCCAAGACGTGAAGCCCCGACCGGACAGCGGCCACCCCTGCAAAGGCCCCGCAATGCCTTCGGCTACCCTTGCACGACTGCGGCCCAAAACCTCCAAACAACTCAAAGGATAGATCGATATGGCAGCTACTGCTTATCAAACAGTCTATCGGCAGGAGTTCATTGCAGGTTTCGAGCAGCGCCAGTCGCTGCTTCGCAGCTCTGTATCGACTTTTGCTGATATCAAAGGCAACCAGGCCACGTTCCTCGTTGCCGATTCCGGTGCGGCTGAAGCCGTCACCCGTGGTTCCAACGGCAAGATCCCGGCCCGCGACGACAACCTCTCGCAGCCGACCGTCACGCTGAAGGAAAAGCACGATCTGGTTCAGAAGACCCGTTACAACATTACGACGGGCCAGTCTGATCAGCGCCGGATCATGCAGGAAACCACGATGTCCGTCATGAACCGTGACATTGACAACGAGATCCTAACGGAACTCGCCAATGCCACGATCAATACCGGCGCTGCGGACACTGCCGACCTCGCCCTTGTCATGCGCGTTCGCTCCATCATGGCTGCGAACAAAGTGAACATCGAAGAGATCGACAACATGTTCGCCGTCGTTCCGGCCGGCTTCATGGGCTACCTCATGCAGCAGGCTTCGTTCGCATCGTCCGACTACGTCGATGTGAAGCCTCTCGTCGGCCCCACCCGGCAGTTCCTGCGCTGGGCCGGCTTCAACTGGATTGAGCATCCGATGCTCTCTCTGAACACCAACACTGAATACGCCTACTTCTACCACCGTGCGGCCATCGGCCATGCGGCGGATACGAACGGCGTAGACACGGCTGTCGGCTACGACGATGAGCAGGACTACTCCTACGCTCGTACGAGCCTCTTCCATGCTGCCAAGCTTCTCCAGAACACCGGGGTCGTCAAGGTGGCACACGACAGCTCTGCATTCGCAGCGGCTTAAGGAGGTCATCACATGGCTTACAGCACCTCTAACCCTCCCGCCCTGATTTCCCAGGGCATCGGCGGCGGCGCTCGTCGCATCTGGGTCTATGCGTCCACGGACGCTGCGACTGCAGTTCGCGTCTCCAACTACATTTCGAACGGTTACAAGCTCGGCATGCGTAAGGGTGACCTCGTCATCCAGACCGATACCGACGCCTCCCCGATCTCGATGCAGTTGATGATCGTCACCGAGTGCACCAGCACCGTCTGCGACCTCTCTGACGGTGTCGCAGTTACGGCGACCGATACCGACTAACGCATATCGCGGCTTCGGTCGCGGTTGCTCGCCTCTCCACGCGGCCGAAGGGGATGCCAGGGCTTTCTTGGCATCCCTTTTCCGCATCAACCCCTCAAAGGTGAAAAATGGCAAAGATTCAGCCGATCCTGCCGGCCGCAGTCAAGCGAGCCGAGTTCAAGCGCACGGTCTACTATGCGACCATCCCGGATGGCGTCGGCATCGACGTGATCACCAACAGCGACTACTGGGTTCACCTCGCTCCGCGGCTGGAGCAGTGGGACCGCATCGAGGCCATTTCCGAAACCGGCGAGTTCTTCGCGGAACTGCTGGTCTTCAAGATCATGCAGCATTCTGAAGGAACCCGCACGATCCGGACCCCGAAGGTTGCCGTCCTCAACAACCTGGATCTCTCCAAGGATCTGAAC